AATGGTGCAATCAATGGAAGCAATGCAACGTTCACAACCTTGCAAAATTTTGAGCCATTGACTGTTGAATTGATTTTGAATTCCACAGTACAGACATATGGCGTTGACTATGTCACAACAGGAACAAATACTATCATCATGAATGTCAGTCCTGTTGTTGGCGACATTATTCGAGTGAATTACAAATTAGGATAAAAATATCATGGCAGAAACCACAATAGCAGGCAGACAAATTAGGGATGGTGCAATAACAGATTCAAAGGTTGCATCAGGAGCAAATATTGCATCTTCTAAATTGGCTGATGGTTCAAACTTTGTCAAGAAAGATGGTAGCGTTGCATTCACAGGTGATCAATCAATGGGCAACAATAAGTTGACTACATTGGCAACACCAACAAACACAGGGGATGCAGCAAACAAAGGTTATGTTGACAATTTGATTGCATCATTACCATCAGCATATCGATATAGAAATGTGAAAGTTGCAACAACAACAGATATCACTTTGTCAAATCCTGCCACATCAACAATTGATGGCATATCATTGACAAGTGGTGACAGGGTTTTGGTTCATAATCAGAACACACCTGCACAAAATGGAATTTATGTTTTTGACACTTCATCCACAGCAATGACAAGAGCAACAGACTCTGATGCATGGGATGAATTGGTTGGAAGTTTAGTATATGTTGACCAAGGTTCTGCACAGGCTGAATATAGATATTTTTGCACATCGAATTCAGGTGGCACATTAGGTTCAACAGCCGTCACATATACGCAAGACACATCAGGAACTTTGTCAACGACAAACTTTGTGACAGAGGAAACACCATCGGGAACAATCAATGGTTCCAATGTCACATTCACATTGGCAGTCACACCAACAGCAGGAACATTGAAATTGTATTTGAATGGTGTTCGCCAAAAGAGCGGAGCGGGCAATGATTACACAATTTCAACAAACACCATCACAATGACAACAGCACCAATTTCAGGTGATGTTTTGATTGCTGATTACATGAAATAATTGAAAGGGTATAGGGATGCCAACAACGAAATTAAAGAATGCACAATTGCCTGATGTGATTCAAAGCAAGACAATTGACACATCAAATGACATTGACACCACCACTACAAAATTGACAATTACAGGTGGAACTAATGGTCAAGTTTTATCTACTGATGGCAGCGGAAATATATCTTGGACAACGGCGGGTGGATTAGGCGCACCAACATTTGTGAAAACAAAAACAGCTGATGAAACAGTTACAAGTTCTACCACATTGCAAGATGATGACCATTTATTTCAATCTTTGACAGGTGGAAAATCCTACTATTGGGAATTGGTTTTGCTTGTTGGAAGAAGTAATACGACAAATACTCCCGTTCTAAAAATTGCGATAGATGCAAGCAGCACTGGCTATTGGGCACCCTTCGGTACTTTCTTTGCGAGTAATTTAACAGACGCTACAACCGTGAATACAAATGGCACCATATCAACCAATGTAGGTATACCGACAAGAATTACAATAAATGGTACAAGCAAAACAAGCACAACCACGACACTGCAAGTTAAATGGGCACAAAATGCAAGCGTTGCCACAGGCTTGATTTTGTACGCGGGTTCACGGCTTACCATTTGGGAGGTTGCATGACATTAGAACACTACAAAACAACCGAGGCTGCAAATGAAGACGGCGTGCCTGTTTTGCTTTGGAAGTTCAAAGATGAATCAGGCAACATATGGAATACAGAAACTGCAATTGATGGTACTGAACAGGAAGCAGCATCAATCATTTTTCACAGCATGAATAGTGCAAATGAAAACCAATAAAAATAAAACATCTGATGGTGCAAATAGATTCCGATTGTCCGAACAGGAAATTGAAATGTTGATGCAACACAGGCATGGAATGATTGATGAATCAGATATTGTTCCCGCTTGGTTGATGCAAATGGAAGATGGAAAAAATGAAATTCCTGATGAAATAATCATCACGGGAAAAACAGCCGTTTTGTGTGATATACATTTGGGATTCCATGACATTGATGCAATCACAGCATGCATCATGTACTTGGCAAAAGAAAAACCTGAAAATATCATTTTGAATGGTGATTTGATTGATGCACATAAATTGTCAAGATGGGCAAAAAGAAAAGATGATATTGAATTTGTGATGGAATTAAAACTTGCAAGAAATTTCATGGATAACTTGCAGGCACAATTCCCAAATGCAAAAATATATTTCAAAGTTGGGAATCATGAAGACAGACTTGAAAGATACATCATGGAAAAGGCTGAACAATTTGCAGGCATTGTTGATTGGATTTCATTACTCGAATTAAAGCAAAAGGGAATTGCATTTGTAGATTCAATGCAATTGATGATGGTGAATTCAATTTGGCTTGCACATGGTCACGAATTGAAAGTAAGTGGATTAACACCTGCACAGGCATTGATGAATAAGGTGATGTCTAATTGTGCCATTGGACATTTGCATAAAACATCCACAGCGCGGAAAAAGACATTAGACGGTGAATTCATAAGGTGTGATTCAATTGGCACCTTGTCGAAGCTTAAAAGGGGATATATGATGCATTCACAAAGCAATCATGGTTTTGCAATCATTCATGAAGATGCACAGATGCAGAACATGATCATTGAACATGGAAAGGTGATGAAATGAAAGATAGCATGAATAGAATCATTTGGGCAATGATTGCAATGGCATTGATAGCAGGATTCCTATTTGGTAAAGGATGTCAAGAAAAGGGCTACAAATCGATTCTAAGACACGATACTGTAAAAACCGTACAAACTATCGAAAGACCTGTTTTCGTTAAGCCTGAAGTCCGTGTGAAGCAAATATTGGTACCTTACAAAGATACAATGTATGTCAAAGAGCAATTGCCATGTGATTCAGCATTCATTGCACAGGCTGATTCAGTTATCACAACAACAGGCGACACAATTCAAGTGGCATTCTCACATGTGCCTTTTGACAAATCATTTTTCAGTATGGTAGTAAAACCAAGACCTGATTCAATATTGACAAAGACAATTGAAGTTCCTGTGATTCAGGAAAGCAAAACAACAGATATTGGTTGGATCATTTCAGCATTTGCCATTGGTTTGGGCATTGGCATATTGGGAGCATCAAGATGAAGGTGGCATTATCTAAACTAAAAAACAATCCGAAAAACCCGCGTGTGATTCGTGATGAAAAATTCAGCAAACTAAAAAAGAGTATTGAAGATTTTCCCGACATGCTCGAAAAAAGACCATTGGTTGTTTTCACTGACAAAGATGGAAAGTTTGTTGTCTTAGGTGGCAACATGAGATTGAAAGCAGCAAAGGAACTTGGCATCAAAGAATTGCCTGTGATTGTTGCTGATGAATGGACAGAAGAACAAAAGGCACAATTCTTAATCAAAGACAATGTGAACTTTGGTGAATGGAATCACGAAGAATTGGCAAATGAATGGGATGTAATTCAATTGCAAGAATGGGGATTGGATTTGCCTGTGAACATTGATGTTGAAACATTGGAAGCGGAAGATGATGAATATGAAATGCCAAATGAAATTCACACTGACATTGTAGTTGGTGACTTATTTGAAATAGGTGAACATCGTTTGTTGTGTGGGGATTCCACGGATAGTGATGCAGTTGCAAAATTGATGAACGGTGAAAAGGCTGACATCGTTTTCACGGATCCACCATATGACATTGAAGAGAATGAATATGCATCAAATATATTTTTGTTTACTGAAAATGCACATGTATTTGTGATGCATGATGATCGTGGGATTGTTGACTATTTGAGAAAATCACAATTGGAATTTAAGCAGTTTTTTGTTGCCAATTTTCAATTTTCATCACCAAGGGGCAATGATCCTTATTTGATGCACATACTAATTTCTCATGAAGTCAATGGCAATGCAAGTAAGCATCAAAATTTACATGATGGCATGGCATCTATATTGAAACTTGAATACAGGCATAGATTGAAAGATGAAAGAACAGAACACAAGCATCAGAAGCCAATTGAATTTATAGCCAAATTCCAAAATCATTATTCACATGAAAAGTCAATTTGTCTTGATTTGTTTGTTGGTTCAGGTTCAACAATGGTTGCATCGCATCAATTGAATAGAAAATGTTATGGTATGGAATTAGATCCAAAGTATTGTCAAGTGATAATTGACAGAATGATGAAACTTGATTCGACATTGCAAATCAAAAGAAACGGAAAGCCATATAATTTGGCATCATGATAATGGCATATAAAAAAGAAAACATATTGAAAGAATCATTGGAACTGATTGAGAAACATCACTTGATTTTCATTGATGATATTGTTGGGTTGTTGCCATGTGACAAGACTACATTCTATCGATTTTTCCCTATTGAAAGCAACGAATACCACGAAATAAAAAGTAAACTTGAAAAGAACAGAATCAGCATGAAGGCAAACATGCGTAAAAAGTGGTATCAATCCGAGAATGCAACATTGCAAGTTGCCTTGATGAAATTGATTGCAACAGATGATGAAGCTGCAAGATTATCAGGCGTGCCAAAGGAAACAAAGCAAAAGGAAGATGTATTGACAATCAAATGGAATCAGATGAATGCAGATTGATGTCACTCTACATAAGACACAAATGGAAGTGATGGAGCAGCGCAAAAGATTCAATGTTGTTAGATGTGGCAGGCGTTGGGGTAAATCAACACTTGCTTTTGCATTGGCATTGGAAACAATGGTGTCAATGCAAGGCACAAAGGTTCTATACACGGCACCATCAAACGAAGAATTGAAAGGCAGATATCAGGAAGCCAAGAACATGTTCACTGCCGTTGGTGCAGAATGCAAAGAAGGTGAAATCAGACTTGGTGAATCATTCCTGCACTTGAAAGGCATTTGGCGTGCTGATGCCTTGCGTGGTTCAAAATACCATAGAATGATTGGAGATGAATGGGCATATTGTGACAATGCAGAAGATGATTGGAATTTTGTATTGCGTCCTATGCTCACTGATTACCGTGGTGATTCATTTTTCTTTTCAACACCAAAAGGAAAGAATCATTTTTCAGAACTTGATTCAATGCAAAACAAGTTTGATGATTGGCAGTCATTTCATTTCACAACTTATGACAATCCATTGATTGATGCTGATGAAGTGAACCAACAAAGAGATTCAATGCCATCACTTGTTTTTGCACAGGAATATTTGGCAGAATATGTTGATAGGGATGCAGCGAAAATCAAAAGGGAATGGATACGCATTTCAAATCAAATGGAATGCAAATCATTCTACATTGGTGTGGATTTGGCAATCAGTGAAAAAGAAACTGCTGACTATACTGCAATATGTGTCATTGGAATAACTGCAAAGAATGAAGTGGTAGTTTGTGAAATGATGCGAGGGCGTTGGACATTTGTCGAAATTGGTGAAAGGATCATTGCGATGGAAGACAAATGGAAGCCAAAGGTTGTTGCTATTGAATCAAATCAGGCACAGGCGTGGCTTGTCCAAGAACTGAAAAGAAACACCAGAATGAATGTAATTGGGATTCCATCAACAAAAGACAAGATGATAAGATTCCAACCGATTGAAGCAAAATATGAAAGAGGGCTTGTTTATCATGTCCCACATTTGCTTCCTGAATTCACTGATGAATTGTTATCATTCACAGGCACGAAACAAGATAGGCATGATGACATGATTGATGCATTGTCAATGGCGTTCAATGCCATAAGAAAAACACCAAGTATTCATGTATAGGAATTGAGAATGTCACTTTATGCAAATATATTAGAGCGTGTGAAATTCATTGCAGGCGGTGTTCAGGAAAAACGCAAAAGACCTCCAATTGGATATTTGAATGATGGTCGCGGAATGACATCTGTCACATCAGGACAGGAACTAATTGCATCAGCAACAGGCACTGTCTTTGCATGTTTGCAATTGCGTGCCAATGGATTGATGTCTGTTGACATGAAGCCATTTCGTGAATTGAATTGGGAAAAGGAAGAGATCTCAAATAGTCATTGGGTAAATCGCCTGATGAAAAATCCAAATCCATATTTCACTTATTCACAAATATTCAAGAGCATTCAAAATTGGTTTGACATCAATGGCAATGCATTTGTGTGGACACCAAAATTAGGGCATGATGTTCCATTGCAAATGTGGGTTCTCAATCCAACAAGAATGAGAGTCATCAGAGGTGGTGACAATTTCATTAAAGGGTATGTATATCAATCCGCAAATGATGGTGCATTCACATTACCAGAAGATGAAGTGATGCACATTGCGAATTTGTTTCCTGCATCTTCCAAACCTGATGAAATGATTGGCATGAATATATTCGGCAAAGGACTTGTTTCCGCCGTATTGCCATATGCAAGCATTGACAAAGAAGTGAGTGACTATCTTGCAAGATTCTTTGCAAATGATGCCGTTCCACCACTCATTGCAACATCAGCAGACAATGTTGATGGTGACTTATGGAATACATTGAAAGAGCAATGGAATGAGGCTTTGCCAAATTACAGATTGCGTGCATTGTTAGATGGTGGATTGCAATTGACAATGCCACCTGAATCACAAATTGGAATGTCTTATGATTCAATTTCAAAAGATGTGAGGTCACAGATTGCACAAGTGTTTGGTGTTCCAACAGGAATGCTAACAGGTGAATTTCAAAACAGGGCAACAGCAGAAGTGCAATATGCCGTGTTTAGACAACAGACAATTGATCCTGTTGCAATTTACATGGCAGAAGAATTCACAAGACATTTTAGACGCTATGAAGATGACATATTGATTCAGGCACAACCATACGAATTTGCTGATGTTGATTCCCAAACCAAGCAGGAAGAATTCGAATTGAAATATGGCATCAAAACAATCAATGATGCAAGGCGCGAAAGGGGTTATGACACAATTCAAGGCGGTGATGTTGCAATGCTTGTCAATGGTCTTGTTCCTATTACAACGGTAGTTTCATCACCTGAATCAGTTTCCGTTCAACCAAGGGCATTGCAGGGGGCAAAAAATACTATTGTTCCACGATCATTCCCTATGCAAACAGCAGATGCCAAAGCGGAATCATGGCGACAATATGATGAAATGGCAAATAGCATATCAGGCAAATTGGGAATTCTTGTCAAGTCATTTGTTGAACAATTCCAAATACAAGCGGATGAAGCCGTTGCAAAAGGTTATGATCCTGAAATGTCAATGAACCTAACTGATGAACAATTAAATGAATTGAATTTGACAATTGCAGAATCAACACAAGTTGTCATGCAACAAGTTTTGTCTGATTTGGGTTTGGGGATGGAAGATTTGACAGGGCAGTTAGGACAGGAAATCCAACAGATGACACGGGATTTGAATGCAAATATATCTGAATCAATTCAGGATTCCATGTTCTTGATAAAAGATGATGTCATTGAAACAATTGCAGAAAATGCAACACAACCAAAGGAAGTGATTGATGAAATATTGCAAAGGAAATTCAGAACACTTTCAACATCAAGAACAAAGATGATTGCACAGACAACGGCAACATCAGTGACAACAGGAACGCAAAAAAGTGTGTTCACAGGAATGGGAATCAAGTCAATGTGGAATTCACAAAGGGATGGCAGAGTCAGACCAAGTCACAGGCGTATGGATGGACAAATTGAAAATGATCTTGGTTGGTTCAAATTTCGTGATGGTTCATTGATTGACAGACCATGTGGCAGATCACAGGGTGGAACATCGGTTGATGTTTCCAATGTGGTGAATTGCCGTTGTTATTTGTTTCCTGTTCAGGACAAATAGTCATGGCAGAAAAATACAAACCAACAGAAGGCATGAAGATTGAAGCCGCTCGCGCAATCAAATGGATTGAAGATGGTCACGAAGGTGGAACGCGTGTTGGAAGAATCAGAGCACGGCAAATTGTCAATGGTGATGAACTTTCATTTGACATTGTGCAAAGGATGTATTCCTATTTTTCAAGGCATGAAGTTGACAAGAAAGCAGAAGGCTTTGAACCTGATGAAAAAGGATATCCAAGCAAAGGGCGTGTTGCATGGGGTTTGTGGGGTGGTGATGCGGGCTTCACATGGTCAAGAAACATAATTGAA